GACTGTGCAAGGATGGGCGTAAGTTGGTACGTAAGAACAAGAAGATTATCAATTTAAAACTAAATATTATGGCTGAAATGTACGTTAAGATAAAATTAATAAGCGAGAAAACAACAGTTGAGTATTGCTTTATGAAGGGAAATGTAGAAGTTAAAGAGATACAAGAAAAGGTAAACGAATTAAAATTAAAATTCGATAAAGACGAGGTTATAAAGGTGGCTATTGGCTATTAATTAAAATATTTCGTTTTGCTTAATAAAAATTACTATATTTGCTTTTATTAATAATGTTGTGAAACATCGTATATATGGCTTTATTTGGGTTGTTTAATAGAAATATTAACGTAGAACGTGACAGGACTGGTATGTTTACCTATTCATTCTTAGATAATGATGGGTTTGTCAACTCTACTAAGTACCTTGAATTATCTTTAAACAATCCCGTGTTAATGACTATCATTGCATTAAGATGCAAGATATATTGCCAGATGAAAATAACGCACTTAAATAGTGCAGGCAATCCAATAGAAAACAGCGATGTACTTAAACTATTGAAGCAACCTAACTACTTCCAGTCTCAAGAAGATTTTCTATTTCAACAGATGTGGTTTTTATCGGCTACAGGAACCAACTACACTTACAAGGTTAATGCCCTGAATACTACAAGGTCAATTTATAACTTATTGCCTAGCGAGATTGACTTACAAAACAGTCAAAAGGTAAAATCATTCGTGTCTACAAAGGCTGAATTAAAAGCGTTTGGAGATAGAGAGATTAAATATAAATTAGACGGTCAGGAATTTAAAATAGCCTTAAAGAACATTATACCTACTTACGATCTAGCAAACGGATTAAGTTGTAATTCTTTAATGAACTCTCCAAGCCGTGTGTCTGGAATATCTAAGGTATTGGAAAATATCGAAGAAAGTTTGATGTCTAAGAACGTCAATCTTAAGATGTCACAGAAGTACCTTATGGCTTCACAAGGTGATGGAAATGAAGCACAAATACAACAGTCCGACCGTGAGGACATTACTTCGAAGATAAGCAGGAAATCTTTATTGATTACCAACGCAAATATTAAGGCGCAGCACTTAGTTAGTGACATGAAGCGTTTATATTTAGATGAACAATTCAGTAATGATGCTTTGACGTGTCTATTAGCGTTTGATATGTCTAAGGATATACTGAACTATTTTAGCAACGGCTCAAGCACTTACGAAAATAAAGAAAAAGCAATGTTGGATTATATACAAAACAGTATCCAATCAGATGCTAATAATACAATGAATAGCTTTGCAAGTTCGTTTGGTTTGATTGATAAAGGTGAATCATTAGCTGCTTCTTACGACCATTTACCCGTTATGCAATCGGTTATGAAAACTAAGATAGAAACGCTTAAGCTATACCAAGAAACATTAATAGGCTATTCAGAGCAGGAACAAAGAAAACTATCGGACGAGTTCAAACTAAAATTAGGACTATGAAAAAAGAATATACCGAACAGGAAATAAAAGCAATAAAAAAAGAGTTGGATAGAATGGTTAAAGAAAAGAATAAGCAATTCGATAAAATCATTAAGAAATGACAATAGAAGAGATAATTAAGAATAAAGAGGAACTTATAGCTATTAGAAAATCAACTATTAAGCATTCAGATACTGTTTGTACATTGCCAATTAAAGATGTATCGGAAACTATTAAACTTGCTTTAAATGAAGAAGAGGATACTATTAATAAAAGGGTAATTGCGAACACTTACTATTGGCTAGACTCACATGGTGATGTTCACGTAAAAGGAACGTTCACAAAATCAATAAAAGAAAATGTAAATAAGATATTTCATTTTGATAATCATAAGCATTCATTTTCTGCTAAAGTAGGTAATGTAAAAAGCGTTAAAGAGGTTCCAATGAAATGGACTGATTTAGGGGTAAACAAAGAAGGAAAAACAATTTGTGTTATAGGTGAATCAGAGCTTATTGAAGATTACAATAAGCAGGTTTACCAGGCTTACAAGAATAATGAGATAACTAACCATTCGGTTGGGATGATTTACGTAAAGGTAGACTTAGCAGTTAATAATCCTGCTGATGAGGAGTACTATAAGAATTGGAATGAAATATATCCTTTGTTAGGTAATCCTTCGGACGCAGAAGCAAAAGGGCACTTTTGGGTCGTAAGAGAAGCCAAATTAAAAGAATATAGCTGTGTGTTATGGGATGGTTCAAATTCATTAACACCTACAGTTGAAGATAAATCAGAGCCGATTGTAGAAGTCACTCTTGAAATTAAAGAGGAGCCGACAGTCGATGTCACTCACGAAACAGAAAAACAATTATTAAAGGAACTATTAAACAAATTTTAAACAAATGGAAGAATTAATTAAAGAAGTAACGGCAAAGGTTGATGCAATGAAATCCAACCAAGTTACAAAAGAGGAGTTATTGCAAGTAATGAGCGAGGTATCGGCTCTAAAAACACAAGGAGTTGAAGTATCGGCAATTAAAGAAAATATTGACGAATTAGCTTTGAAGCTTTTAGGATTAGAAACTAAAGGGCAAAATAATGAAGATACTGAAAGTCTTAAATCAGTATTGGAAGCTAAAAAAGACGATTTAGCAACTCTAAAAACTAACCGAAGCGGTTCAGTTCAATTTGCATTGAAAGCAGTAGGTCCTATGACTTTTGCTAATAATGTTACTGGACAAATTCCACAAGGAGAAAGAGAATCAGGAATCACACGTATTCAAAGAAGAAGCCCTTATTTGCTTCAATTAGTGAATACAGGAAAAATCATGTCTAACCTTTGGGAATGGGTAGAGCAAAAACTACCTGAAGGTGGTGCAGGAATGACAGGTGAGGGATTGGCTAAGTCACAAGCAGACTTTAATTTAGTATTGGCAAGTGCAACAGTTAAAAAAGTTACTGCTTACATCAAAGTTACTAAGGAGATGCTTGACGATGTTGAATTATTACGTTCTGAAATTGACCAAGAATTGACTGAAATTATCAATCTTAAAATTGATGAGCAAATTCTTTCTGGTGATGGATTAACTGTTAACCTAACAGGGATTATGACTAATGCTACTGCTTGGACTGCTGGTGCATTCGCTCTTTCAGTTGTTACACCAAACAATGCTGACGTATTAAGAGTAGCAATGAATCAAATTGAAACTAATTTGTTTACGCCTAACTATATAGTTATGCACCCAACAAACATTGCTCAATTAGACTTAGACAAAGGAACTGATGGACATTATGTTTACAGACCATTAACTAACTCTTATGGGTTACAAGTTTCTGGAATCCCAGTTATTTCTAATACAGGAATGGCAATTGATAACTTCTTAGTTGGTGACTTCACTAAATCAGGGGTTCGTTTCAAAGAAGCTTTGACTATCAATGTAGGTTATGAGAACGATGACTTCACTAAAAACTTTGTTACTATCCTTGCCGAGGCTCGTTTGGTACATAGAGTAAAATCTAACCACTACGGTGCGTTTGTAAAAGGAGTGTTTTCAACTGCTAAAACAGCAATCACTAAAGCATAATGCAAGTTATTTTATTAAAAGATTGGGCGGGTTATAAAAAATCCGCCATAATCGAAATAACAGACGAAGCAGTTTTAGTAAAAGGATTCGAGATAAAACTCTTTGAAAAAGTAAAACCTATAAAAAATGCAGATAGTAAGTAAATCATTCTTTAGTAATCAAAACTATATATACATTCCTTTGGCCGTTAACGACCCGTTAGGTACGTCAAGCAATGCTACGGAATTGGATTATTTATGCGAAAAACTAGAGCGTGAAATATTGATTAATGCATTAGGATTAAGTCTTTACAACGAAATAAAAGCATTGACAGTTGATACTATTGAGCTTGTTGAAAACCTAAAGTTTAAGAAACTAATTCAAGGTGACGAATATGATGATAAGATATGGTACGGTTTAGATAATGATGACTCACTTATCGCTAACTATATATATAATCAATTCGTTACAGATACAGATATTAGACTATCGGCTACGGGAGCAAAGAAGGTAAATTCTGAAAATGCAACCACGCAAACACCGAAATACTTAATATCGGGTTCGCACCAAAACTTTATAAAGCAATATCAGGGTGAATATTTAAGTTCACCTTCAATTAGCGGGAACTTTATAGATTGGTATGGGAACAATGTAGAAAAGAGTCTTTTTGGTTATTTGATGGACAAACAGATTGATTTTACAAATTGGTCGCCTGAGAACTTTAAGATTTACGAAACTAAAAATAGCTTTGGTATATGATAGTTTTTGAAGAGAAATTAAGGGAATTAGTAGAGTTAATGCCACGATGGAATGATACACATGCCGTGCGTTATGATTGGGGTACTATTGACGTACTTAATAAGTTCTTAATACTAAAAGAAAACGTTTCAAAATATCCGCTTATATGGTTAGTAACATCAAAAGACACAGATGACTTATTGCGAAATCGAGTTACAAGGAATGCAAGGCTAGTAATTGCAACACGTTCAAATGATGTTGATGGATTCAATAAAAAGCAATACCAAACAGATTACACTAAGATACTTATACCTGTTTACAATGACTTTATAACACTACTTAATAGTAGTGGAATTTCAAAGATTGTGAATAGTAAAGTTGATAAAGAACTTAAGCCTAATTATAGTATAAACGATAACGGCAAAGGCTTAGTAACTATATGGAACGCTATAGTCTTGGATTTAGAAATTGAGTTAACGGATAATTGCATAAATAAAGATATAAAATGGCTGAAAAGGTAAAATCATTTATTGTAATTAAGGAAATTACAATTGATAAAAAGTACAATGTAGGTGCAAAGATTGAGCTTACAGATAAAAAAGTAATAGAAAAATTAATATCTAATAAAATCATAAAATAATGAGTTTAGAAACACAAATTAATACAGTTAATTGCGGTGCAAACGGAGTTCTAGGAACTGGTTTAGCAGGTTGTAGAATTGACAGAAAAAGAGTTACAGCTTTAGGACTTGTTTCTAAAGGCTTTAAATTCGCACAGGCAATCGATAAAGATTATATGCGTTCACTACAACAAGATGGAACGCTTATCATGTTGCAGGGGGTTGTATCATTTGAAGACGGAACTGCTGATGACAATATCATCACACGTGCAGGCTCAGGAATTAAAGTAGTAGCGGGTAAGAATCCATATGAGTATAATGTAACGTTTGACAATGGTATCAATTTTCATAAAGCATTAACATCATTATCGGGTTACAATGCTTACGACCTTATCTTGTTTGACGTAGACAATACTATGTTTATGACTGTTACTAAAGCAAACGCACCTAAAGGATTTACATTAGGTATGTTTGAAAACGGTAAATACATGGGTGCAAATGGTACAGACGCTTCAAGCCAAACAGTATCGTTACAATTGATTGAAAGAACTGAAGTTGACGAAAGAGCTTCTTGGATCACTTCAGACCAATTAGACTTTACATATAGTGAATTGGATGGAGTTAATGAGGTGATTGTATCAGTTAATCCAATAATTACAGCGTCAACTACAATAGTTGTGAGTGCGTTTTTATTAGATAAAACACACCCTGTAGAGGGATTGTTAGTAGCTGACTTTTCAGTGACACGTAACGGGGTGGCAATTACTCCAAGTTTAGCGGTTTACAATGCCACAACTAAAAAATACACACTTACTGTAACGGCCAATACAACAGCTGATATTGTAACCGTATCGATTAAAGATACTATCTTGACATTAGCAGACGTTCTTTACAAATCGAATACTGTAACTGTAGTAGTAACTGTATAATTAATTTAAAAGAAGGGAGATTGAAACCGTTACTAATTGTAACGGTTTTTTTTGTATTTTTGTGTTATGTCAATAACTATAGCCGATTATATAAATAATTGTAAGTTTGTCTTAGCCAATATCTTGGATGAGCAGGAGCGCATTATATTAGCTAATGAAAACGAAATTGTTAGTTTAAATGTCGATGCTATGCAAAAAGGCGATGGTAGTGACGGAAATATATTAAAGAATAGAAATAGCAAAGTATTCAAAGGATTATATTCTATGTCTACACAATTAATAGACCCTAAAAAAGTAGCAGGAACACCTTATGACTTCTTTGAAACAGGAGCGTTCATATCTAACTTACAAATTGAAATGCACCCAGACTTAACAAAATTCGACATATTCAGCACCGGTACAGGAATTGGTGATAAGAGCATATTCTTTGCGGGATATACTAATTTATACGGGTTAGATAAAACAAATACCGATATAGTAAACAACGAGATTATATACCCTGAGTTACTTAAATACATAAAAAAATACCTATGAAGATTGATTACTATGATTCTATTGAAACATTACCACTTTATAATTTCGATAAGTACCGTACTACGAGAGAATTAGATTGGTTTATAATTGGTTATGACGGTAGGCAAAAGAAAAGTAAAATCGATAAGCTAAAAGAAATTGAATCAATAATTTTAGATGAGTACTTCAAAGCTGTTAATGATACAAGCTTTTCAAATAGAATGAAAAAACTAGCTGAAATTCATGCCCTACATTTAAAGTACAATGTTGTAAAATCATTAGTTGCTCGTATGTGGTTGGGTTTCTCAGATAATGACATGGAAACACGTTTATTATTTATAAAAGAATTAGCACGGCACGGATTTAAAATGCAAGAAATAAATACAAAGGAAGGAGATGCTGAGGAATTAATTAGGTTAAATGCAGGAGTTGAAGGAATAAAGACAAAGGTTCATTTGCTTGAAAAGGAGCTTACAAAAGATGATAAAGTTGAAAGTTCAAGTTTAGCAAAACAATTACAAATAGCAACAATAGGACTGCAATATCCTTATAGATTAAATCCGAAAGAAATTACGGTTTCTGAATGGATTGAGATAACAAAATTATTAGAAGAAAAATCCAAACAAAATTAATATGGCAAATAGTATTAATGCAATTATCGGAAGCGAAGCGATAAAGCAGGTTGAAAATCTTATATCAAAGTTAAGTTTGGCAGATGCTGAATTGATTAAAATAAGTCAGTCAGCAAGTGGTGCAAGTAAGGGAATTAACGGTATTTCAACTCCAAGCGGATTAGATAAGTCAATTACCAACACTACTAATTTAAACGCTGAATTAGAAAAACAAAATGCAATAATATCAGACTTAACAAAAAAACTGGATGCTTTAGCAAAAAAGCGTGAGGACGAAAATACAAGCGCTAAAAAAACATTAAAAGCATTAGAGCAGGAAACAAAAAGTAGGCAGGCGTTACAATCACAAAAAGACAAAGCAATTGCGCAATCTAATAAAGAGCAGACTTTAGCTGAAAAGAACGCAAATACATATAATAAGACCCAAGCACAAATAAACAGGCTTACAATTGCTTATAATGACTTATCGGTACGTAAAGCACGATACAATAACCTAAATGAAAATGAAGAAAAACGTTTGGTTACTTTATCGGCAATAAATGAAAAATACAACGGTATATTAAAGC